TTCACATATTCAAAAGGATGCAGGTCACTTCGGTTCTGTACGAAGAGTGACTTGTAATTCTGAATCCACTACAATTGTTGGTAGTAGTGCCGCCGAACATGAGTCTATGCCGGAAAGAATAGCGGCAAAAGTATATGGTCACAATGGTTTGGTTCATCAAAGGGATGAAGCAGAACATACTTTTGATAAGGAAAAACTAAGTCAAAGGATTGCTCGTTTTGACGGTGGTATATGTTCTATCCAAGTCGGCGGTATGACTGACTTAGAAGCCACCGAAAGGCGAGAGCGTATTGATGATGCTATCAATGCTACCAAACTCGCAATCCAAGGCGGTGTAAGTGTTGGTGGTGGTTTGGCTCTCAAACATCTTGGTTCTGCTTCGGAGTCAAGTGTCATGGCCGTTGCTTTGGATGCACCTTTCAATACCTTGTGCGAGAATGCCAACATTTCTCCCGAAGCAATATGGAATGTTAGTAAGCCTAATATCGGCATGGATTTCAAGACAATGCTAAAGACAGACTTGATAGAAGCGGGTATTCTTGACCCGACACAGGTAGTAGTCAATTCGCTAACAGTGGCGGTGTCAATCGCTAAGTTAGTGTTACTTACAGATACGGTTATTTTACCGAGAGAGGATTTGTAGGCATGTTTATATGCTATATATGATAAGGTGATAATATGACTTGGGGAGATACTAAGAAAGCGGCAACAAAGACCGAACCTGCAAAGACAGGATTTGGGAAAGAATACTATCGAGGATTGTTTGAGAACAATACTGCTCAATCCGTTCCGGTGCGAATGGCATTGGTAGCAAAGGAGAATTGTGCTAAGAGTGGACTTGCTATTGACCTAGCAAGACAAGTTAGACCAAAGGGTAAAATATACATCATTGATGTCGATAATAGCGCAAAGGCTACCATCGACGCAGTATATCCTAAAGATAAGGATATTATAGTATTGCCTCTATTGGATGAGCGCGATGAATCAATTTACAATGAGGATTCCACTATTAACTACGCTTGTTTAATCGACAAGGCTAACTTCTATGTCAACATTTTGGCTGACAAGGCCAAAGAAGGAGAGGACATAGCGGCTATTGTATTCGACGGTGGTTCAACATTCCTAAAGTGGTGCGAACACGCTATGACTACTATCTTGTTACGCAAAGGTGTAATCAAGGAAGAGGGTGACTCGTTCAATCAGAAGGAGTGGCGTACTCGTAATCAATCGTTCCGTGAAGTTATGACTAGATTGCATGGACTTGCAGTACCTTCTGTATTCTTTACTTTCCACCTAAAAGATGTTAGCAATTATGTTGACAATGGTAACGGTGGCAAGGTTCTAATGAAGATTGGTGAAAGGCCGGAATGGGAAAAGGGTACTATGCGACTCTTCTCTCAACAGATTTTCCTATCTCGTTACATGCGAAAGGCTGATGCGGCGGCAGGTGTCAAGGCAGACCCCAAACTCAAGGATGAGGAATGGGTAATCAAGGCTACGCTTGAGGAAATCAAGGGTAAGCACATGGAACATGTCGGCGAAACTCACGAAGTATTATCGGTAAAGAAAGGCGAAGTTAAGTGGTCGGGACTACCGTTCCTAAATTGGAAGTGATACTATGGTCGATGAAAGTCACATACTAGACATTTACAAACATCTTCAGAAGATGTCTAAGTTTCAAACCGAAATTATCAATGAATTAGTTTTGTTGAAGCAAGAGGTTCAGTCCATCAAGCGTATTATCACAGAAGGTTTGGTTGAAGATACTCAAATCCGAGGACAGACTGATAAGTTGTTCAGTGCAGTTATGGAGTTGCAAGAATCCCAACCAAGTATCTTAGCACATCAATTAGTTGACAGGGAGAGGCTACAATGACCGTAAAAGTAAACAATGCAGTTTTGCAGAATCTATTGACTATTTCTAAGAGAAAACAAACCGTTAATGGTAAGGGTCAATCACAGGTTGATTCTTGTATCTTGTCATGTGATGGCAACAATGTTTCCATTATGAGTTTGACAAGGGATATGACAGGATTGACTTATGTTGAAGGTAACACTACAACCGATGGCGTTACTTCTCTCAACCCTAAGACATTGATTCCCATACCGGACATTGACAGGGTGCTTGGTATTCTCAAGATGCACAGTCAAGCAGTTACTCTAACTTATGATGGTGCTACTAACAAGTTGAAGTTTAAGTCTGCAAACAAACAGACTACACTTGATGCTTCACTTGATGCTAAGGCTTTCTCGCATAGCACTGAAACCCTAACTACCTTTAGGGAGAAAAGTATGTCGCTTGCCGACAGGATTGATGTAGGTAACGCTACTTACACTACTGCTGGTGGTGAGAAGATTGATTCCACTATCCACTATGAGTTTGATTGTACCGAATTGTATGAGGCACTTAGATGCGACAATATCAACGGACAACGATTGAATCTATACAAGTTTGAAGGTGGTGGTTCCACTCTCAAGATTACAGTAGGCGACCCACACTTGGGACAGACTACTACTACTTTAAGCGGAAAAAGAGATGCTATACCTAAGTGGGAATGTGAGTTTGATGGTGGTCTTGACGACCTGTTCAAACATTTCCACGGTGAATGTCTAATCAGTATCTTTGACTTTACTAAGTTTGGTCAAGGTTACAGAATGCTAATCAATTTCAACAATGGTTCGTGGGCTTTCCATGCGGCATTGTTGAAGAATTAATACTACATGGGGAGTTTGCGTGAATAAAAACGAAGAGTCAGCCTCCACTGTGCGACGGGTATTGTGTTTCGCCTGTTTCGTTCTCCCCTCCCGTATTTTTTTCAAGGTGATACCATGAGTGTTATGAATCTCAAGAACGGGGCTTTGCGTAACCTTGACCTAAAACAGACAAACGATTTGTTACTAATAATAGACGGTAAAGTAAGTAAGCGTAAGCGATACTTGAAGGTTGCATTGTTAGCGGCTTTGACTTACGACTTTGAAGGTGACAGTTTCTATCTTGCGAGCGAAGTCGCTAAGAGAGCGCAACGATACACTAACAAGAATTGCGATATGACAAGTAAAGTTGCGGGTAATCTATTAGGTAATATGTATCGTATGGGTATCTTGGAACGAACAACCGCCCCTCCACACAATTACAGATTGAAGGAGGAATATAGGGTTGTCTGATGTTACTATTCATGTGGGAGATTGTATCGAGCAGATGCGTAACATTCCCGATGAATCCGTTGATACTGTAATCACAAGTCCTCCGTATTGGGGATTGCGTGACTATGGCGGTGACGGCAGGGTTTGGGGAAATCGTTATTGTGACCGAGAAGGTGTGATTTTTCCGAACCACGAATGGGAAGGTTACACAAGACCAAGTGAGAATACCCGTAAAAATAATAATTCGTTGCAATTGAAATCAGCATATTGGGAACCCCAAGAACAAGCGTTCTGCAAACATTGTGATGCGTGGTTCGGACAGTTAGGACTTGAACCAACGCACGAACAATATGTTAAAAATATGGTAAAAGTATTTGATGAAGTCAAGCGTATTCTCAAACCCGAAGGCACACTATGGTTGAATCTAGGCGATTCTTACTGTGCAGGTAGTCGTAAGTCCAATGTCGGACAAACTATGCACGAAGGGGATGAGAGAACACTACCAACACAAATGCGTAATCAAGCAAGTGGTAGTTTGAAGGGTAAGGATTTAGTAGGCATCCCTTGGAAGGTAGCACTTGCGTTACGAGAAGCGGGATGGTGGTTACGACAAGATATTATTTGGGCTAAACCAAATTGTATGCCGGAGTCTGTAAAGGATAGATGCACCAAGAACCATGAGTATATGTTTTTGCTAACTAAGTCTGCACATTATTACTTCGACCATGAGGCCATAAAAGAAGGGGAAAACAAAAGGAATAAGCGTAGTGTTTGGTGGGTTAGTCCTAAGCCCTTTGCAGAAGCGCATTTTGCCGTATTCCCTATTGACTTGATTGAGCCTTGTGTGCTTGCAGGTAGTCCCGTTGGTGGCACTGTGTTTGACCCCTTTGGTGGGTCGGGAACAACTGCGATAGCCGCAATCAAACATGGACGCAACGCGATACTAACTGAATTGAGTCCCGACTATGTTAAAATAGCGGAAAAAAGAATATCCGATTTCAAACAAACGACAGGGCTTGACAAAGAGGGGGTCGAATGGCTCTAAAGAGGGTTCTTAATTTGTATTCAGGTATTGGTGGTAATAGGGAGTTATGGAAAGATTGCGAAGTAACTGCCGTTGAAATTGATGAGGATATTGCTAACTTTTACGCTAAAAGGTTTCCTCAAGACGAAGTTATTGTGGGTGACGCACATCAATTTCTTTTAGACAATTACGAAGATTTTGATTTCATTTGGAGTAGTCCTCCTTGTCCTTCTCATAGTCGAGCGCGATTTTGGAATGAGAAGGCTGAAAGACTTTATCCCGATATGAGTTTGTATCAAGAGATTTTGTTTTTACAACATCACTTTGACGGTGGTTTTATTATCGAAAATGTAGTACCTTACTACGAACCTTTGATTGAAGGAACGAAGATAGGGAGGCATATGTTTTGGTCTAACTTTGATTTGAATGTCAATTACAAGAACGATAGAATAAAGACCGAAAGGGGTAATTTGGAAACATTTGAAGAGGAATGTGGGTTTAGCACAAAGGCTTTAGGTCATTGGAGGAAACGCTATACTGTTCTAAGGAATATGGTTGACCCGAAATTAGGTTCGGTTTTGTTTAATAGTTATGATAAAAGTAATAAGGTGGATTGGTTATGACATTTAGTAAACTTGTGTTTTTGGCAACTCACGAAATGTTAGAAGAAGTTTGGGGAAAAGAAATACTAACTCCTATCGACAAGGGTTATCCCAATTGCTTTTCTGAAATGTCCTATTGGGTTTTGTTTGAAGAGGATGAGCCGGTAGCATACACGGCCTCCAAGGGTTACGGTAGTTTTACTCTTGTTGGTAATACTTATGTTAAAAGTAAGTATAGAAAGCAAGGTAGCCATGGCAAACTTTTATCGGAAAGGAATAAGAGGCTTCGTGGAGTTTTAGTTACAGTGTTGAATCCAATTGAAGAATCGAATATGCAACATCTTGCTAAGGTGGTTTCAAGGCTTGGATATACCCAAGTCGAATCATACGATGATGTGGAAGATATTATGGGAAAAGAAATGTATAACGAAATTAGTTTTGGCATAAAACAACAGGTGTGGAGGAACGATGGCTCGCAAGTGTCTTAGGCGGTGCAGGGAATGTGGTCGAGAAGAAGTGACTAACGCAACACAGTGTATGGTTAGAAGGGCTGATGCACACAAATACTCTCATTGGCAAAGGCGCAAGTATTGTGGAACCATGCGTGTAGTGCGTGATTGATAATGTTTATATGCCATATTTGATACCGTGGTTTTATGACGATGAGTGACCATCAAGACAGTGAACATTTTGCAGGTGCGCGTGACGAAAGCGAAATCTTGGGTATGTTGGATAAAGCAGAAAGGAAATACAATTACCACTATACTACTTACATGGGTAATGGCGGTAGGTTGAATTATGGCGAAAGGATGCACCATGTAAAGCAAATAAAAGCCTTGCAAGGTGTCATTAAAACTCTTAGGTGGACTCTCGGTGACAAGGAAGTTGACCATCCCCTTGAATAGATAACCTTATATTGGTATGGTAATTGGTATATATCATGGCAACAGTAATAGACCCGACCAACGGCGAATCCGTTGAGTTTGATATTGACTTTAATGATGTGGGAAATCGACGCGTCGAAGCAAAGGCTTCTAACGGTGATACACTGTATCTCGATGTAACATACGGTATCAAACCGAGCGACCCTTTGTATCAAGACCGCGATTGGTTGTTAGCGGAGTATTCCGACAATGACCGCACTATGGCAGACATAGCACAACAATTCGATGTGACCCCTATGACTATCTATGCTTGGCTTAGGAAACATTCTATCCCAACAAGAAGTCGTGGTCGTAAGAGCCTATGAGCATGTTTATATACGGTATCTAATACCCTATTTACATGATAGTGGATGCAGTAGGCCGGAACAATGTCGTAGTTAGACACAGGGATGCAGACGGTAAGCGTGTCGAAACCACGATTACTGACTTTTATCCTTATTGTTATGTTGAGGATGAATCGGCTGAGTATGTTGAAGGTGCTAAGGAACAGGGTTACAAGGGAGTGTTTGGCGAATCGCTGACTAAGGTAACTGTTAGGTCGTCTGATAGTATTAGACGAATCAAGGAGATTGGCCCAACATGGGAAGCGAATATCCCGTATGTCAACCAAGTTTTAGCGGCTAAAGTAAAGCGTGGTGATGAGCCATTTGCACCGTATGAACACCGAGTTTGGTATCTCGATGGTGAATGGAAGATAAGCACAGGCGAAATCACTATGCTTTCAGTCTATGATAGTTTTACGGAAAATCTATACTCATGGGTTATGATAGGTGGTATCGGTGCAGGTAAATACAAGTCTTTGTTGGATGCCAACAATAACTCGTATGAATACGATACTCCGGTTCTTGCGTTTGAAACCGAGCGTGAATTGTTACAACACTTTGTTGGATTTATGCGTAAACAAGACCCCGACATTATCACCGGATGGTATGTCGCAGGTGCGGATATTAAGCAAATCGTCAAGCGTTGTCAAGCGGTTGGGGTCAAGGCGCAGTTAATGTCGCCTTACAACCGTTTGCGGTATGACTATGGCGATTGGTCGCAACCTATTGTTGGGAGAAATGTAATTGATTTGATGCAAGCATTCCCTAAGTTATGGGAATTGAAGAATGGTAAGTTAGGCGGTTACAAATTAGACAATGTAGCAAAGGAATGTTTAGGGGAAAGTAAAGTCGAGTTGCCCGATGGTCACGACACATATTATTCCGACCCTGTTCTGTATCTCGATTACAACAGACAAGATGTTGCTTTACTCCCAAAACTAAATGCTCTTGTCAACGCGATTGAATACTTCATAGCGGTTCAACACATCGTTCAGTGCGATATTGCTACTACTCCTTTTGTGACAAAAGTATTTACTTGTTTGACATTGTGTGACCCCGAAGTGGATTTCCAAATCCCATCCAAACCTATATTTGACAAGGTGAAATACGATGCGGCTATTGTTCTCGATGCGCCACAGGGAATACACCGCAACATAGGTATCTTTGATGTTAAAGCCATGTATCATAGTAATGTGAACCTTCACAACATATCATGGGACACACTTGACGCAAATGGCAAGGATTGTGGTAACGGTACTTGTTTCACCCAAGATAAACAGGGTTTGCTTGGTCGTCAAATGGATAACATGACAAAATTGCGTGACAAATACAAGGCTTTGCTCAAGGGTGCTAAGACCGATGAGGAAAGGGTGCGTTATGACGCATTACAGTACGCTACGAAGTCTTTAGTGGCTTCGATGTATGGTTGTGCCGGTGACGCAAAGTATGGCCTCTATCACCCCGATATAGCGTCTGCTATTACTCATGCTTCAAGGGAAACATTGTTGAAGTTAAAGTCGGTTGCTGAATCTCATGGTTTTCCCGTAGTGTACGGACATACTGATTCTGTTATGTGCGAGATACCTTCTGTCGAAAAGGGTCTTGCTGAATTGGATTCTATTAACGAACAAATGAGTCCTATTATCGTACAGTTTGAGAAGTGGTCGTCAACATTCCTTTTGATGGGTAAGAACCGATATTGTGGTCTTGTTGAATGGACTGATGGTGAACACCATGACCCGAAGCGATATGTCAAGGGAATTGAGTTGAAGCAATCTCGTATGCCCGAAATAATGAAAGAATCAATGGGTAAAGTAATTGATGGTATTCTCAACAATACAGATTCGGTAAAAGTAACTGATGAATTGTGTGATTTGATAGACAGTATTGTTAGCGGTAAAATAGACCCGCTTGAATTGTGTATGAAGGGCAAACTAACTAACGATTTAGAGAAGTATAAGAGTATCAGTGGTGCGGCGGCTGGCGCGCAGTGGGCTAATCGTACATTAGGTAAGGGCTACCGCAAGGATGATTACTTCTTGTGTGCTATCGACCCAAAAGGTAACTATATTGCCTTCGACCACCCAAGCGAAATAGAGGGTATTACTGAAATCGGCTATCGCACTATGGTTGAGCGTTTTATTATCAGTAAAGTAAAGCCATACTACGAAGTCGCAAATTGGGATATGACCGCACTTCTTATCTCTATGGATGGTAAGAAGAATACTATGTGGATTTAGATATAGTTAAATACATAGGCGTATTGGGTTTTAATAGAGGGACAGTCAAATGACAGACGGATTCCGTTCACCCAAAAAATTATCCGGCAAACAATTGACTGACCAAGTTTCTTTGATTAACGCTAGATTAGACCTACTAACAAACGCTATGGCGGCAGATGTTCAGCGACTCAATGTTCTTCTTTTCAGTTATTTTAAGGAAATAGGTAAGGCCGAGGAAATCAGATGTGAGAAGTGTGGAGTTTCCAACATCAGACCACATATTGAAGGTATTGAGATTGACCCTCGGTGTGTGAATTGTGGCGCACTTATTGAAGATTTACCGGATGAAGCATTTACTGACCCTGCGGTTATGGATGAGGCAGAAGGTGAACCTAACGATGAAGAGTCATAAACAATTATAACTCTCAACACTTAAATAACAATAGTATAGTGGTTAATTTACAAGAAGTGATTATCATGGCACGAAATAATACAATATCGGCAACATTCAGCCAAGCATCCGGTGACGGCGCAAGCGGTTACACCGAGTCCTCCGGTTCTAAATCTTTTACATCGGGCGATTCAGTCAAAATCGAAGGCACAATTTCTCATAGTGGTGCTACTGTTTATTTGGCAAGCGATTACGGTTTGGCTCAATGTGATGGTATTTACCTTGAAAACCGTGATTCAACAAACTTCATTACTTGTGTTCTAAAGGATGCTTCGGACAATGTTCTAAGCACATTGAAGATTGCACCCGAAGGTGTTTTCATGGTTCGTTTAGATGCAGATATGACGGCTGTTGCCAAAGTTTCTTTGATAGCAGATACCGCACCATGCGAGTTTGTTCTTTGTGTTTCGGAGTGATTTGAATGTCAAGAACAAGACAGGACTTGGCTCGATTACAAGCCATGTGTAAAGACTTCGGTAAAGTTTCCCCTAAAGAATGGCCGGAAGGTCTTGTTGGTGTTGGGCCGGATATGCGCGCTTGGGTTCGCTCTCAAGAAGATGCACCAAAGGCCGCGCCTAAGAAGGCCGCATCCAAGCCAAAAAAGGTCGAAAAGGCTGAATAGGCAAGTTTATATACCCCCTCGTACTATGTATATACATGGGCGAGAGAGCATCCACCTACAACCCCCAAGAGGTTACTGACGAAGTAGTGCTACGCGTTAGCAAGTCGTCATTCCTTCAATACAATATGTGTCCTAGACAGTATGCGTGGAATAAGATAATGCTACCGGATTTGCAGATACCCGTATCAGATGCGGCTATTCGTGGAACGGCCATACATCAAGTCATGGAGGATGCACTAAGGGACATTACAGACGATACTAAAACAACCCTAAAGGTAACTGCTGACAATCCGGTATGGCGTGGTACTCCTTGGGATAATTTATTTGATTCTCACGCTATCGCTCAAGATGTTGAGTTAGATGATGGAGTGGATAGTCTAAAGGAAATACTTGCTTCTATCATTGAGGATTGGGGCGAATTGGAAATCGTTGAATTAGAGGATAAGCACGAAATCCCATACACCGTTGAATGGACTCACGAAGGCGGCACAGGTCGAACCGATTGTGTGCTTGTTGGTATGATTGACGGTGTGTTCCGTATGCCTAACGGTAACTTGGTAGTGGTTGAATTAAAGACGGGTAGTGCTAACAATGGCAAACTATCCCGTACTCGCAAGGAATTGTGCTTCTATCGCAAGTTACTCATGCTCAAGGGTTACGATGAACCAACACACTTCTTGACTATATTCCCCGATGCAGACGACCCTAAGTTTTTGAGTCAAATGATGAATAAGAAGAAGGCCGAAGTTTACATGGGTGAAATGAAAGGACTAGCCGTTCTTGAGCCGGTTGGAACACGAAGTATTAATGCTATGGAGAATACATTAAGTAACAGTGTGAAGGGTATAATCTCGCAAGAGTGGCCTATCAAATGGAATGAATACTTTTGCACCCAATGGTGTGAGTTTCACTTATCATGTAATGAAGAATTGTTGGAGGCATAAGAATGAGTAAAGATGGTTGTCCTAAGTGCGATAGTGGTATGGTTGCCACCGAGGAAATGTTCTTAGTTACAGGCGAGGTTGACGGATTAAGGCAAGCACAGATAGTCCACACTTGTATGTCATGCGGCCACAAATGGGCGGGGAAGTAATGAGTTTACTATCATTCCCAAGAGAGGTTGGTTTGAAGAGAGCAGTATGCAACGACCAACAACAATACCGTAATTATATCACAAAACTAAATGGTAAGGCTAACATTTACACTTCACTATACTCGTTTAGGGATAAGGACAGGAATGCACCGTGGAAGTTTGATACTACAAGCGCAATCATAGATAGGGCTTGGTGGGACTTTGATGCTGGCGAACAGGGCGGAATTGAACAGGTGAAGCAAGATGTCGCTAAATTACTCTCACGACTTGATGGCGACATACGGCTTGTGGCTACGGGTCGAGGGTTCCATGTTCACCAACTCTTCTCACGCCCCGTTATCGGCATTCAATTCCACAAACACTTGGCGCGATACCAAAAGATGAAAGCAAGTGGGTTAGCAACTCTTGATGGGTTTGCTTTTCCGGCAAAACTAACTCGCATACCAAATACATTCAACGCTACTCGCCAACGATGGGCGGTCTGCATACCTACACAAGCATTCGCATCCGACCCTTTGGGATTCGCGATACCTAAGAAGCCGGTTAGGGAATACTTCTCGGAATGTCCTTTCGGTGGTCGCAAGAATACAAGCACATTTGACTTGGTTAAGTGGGCTAACGACAACCCTGCACATGAGGTCGAGTTGCCAAAGTTTGACGGTGACATCAGTAGTGCCGGAGAAGTGCCGATTATGCCTTGTTTAGAGGGGGCTATACGCCACGAAAACCCTAAGCATGAAGTAAGGGTAGCCCTAGTGCAACACATGGCACAGGAGTTACGCTGGTTCGCCGACCCGCAAAGCGTCCCTCCCGAACAAAGGGCTGAAATCGAAGATACAATCTTTGAATACATCAAGTCTTTGGGATGGCGTGATTTTAAGGAAAATCTAACTCGTATCGGTATCAAGACCAATATGAATTACGACAACGCACCTTCTTGCAGATGGTTCAATTTGAGAGGAATGTGCAAGGGTAAGTGTTGGAGATATGACGGCAGTATCAGTTAATGTTTATATGACAACCGGCTTGTGTTTATATCATGGTTCTTCTTATTGATAGGAGAGAAAACGAATTACTAATCCATAAATTATTAATTAAGATGGGTGATGTTAATAATGACCCAAAAGGACAGGCTCAAGTATTACATCTAACTTCGGGCGATTACATACTTGGAGATTGGGGGATAGAGGCAAAGGAAATCAATGACTTGTATCGTAGCATTCTCGGTATCGGCAGAAACGGCAGAACCGTTGTTCACCAACTGCACGAATTATGCGAACAGTTTGACAAACCATTCTTGGTAGTTTACAACACTGAATTGAAGCCTTACTTTCATGGTCGCAGACCAAGTGCAAAACAAATATCAGATGAGCGCAAAAAGATGATGGCGATAATCAAATCTTTCAAAATGACAATGCACCAACGATTTCCCAAGTTACATTTCTTGCAACTAAACACTATGGATGATTTCGTGGATTGGTTATACACTAATCATAGACAGAACATTATTTCTAAGGTAAAACTAAATACAATCAACAAACCTGCGCCCGTAGTTAGACATGACGATAATCGCGTCAAGACCTTAATGAATTGCGGGATTAGTGACAAACAAGCCGAGTCGCTTCTCGCACACTACGGTAATTTAACGGTTATTTTACGCAAAGGTACTAAGCAGAAGGAAATGATGTCCGTTGCCGGTATAACTCGCAAACAAGCGAAGTCTATACTTTCTCTAAGGGATAATTTCAACGCAAATTAAACGCACTGTTCGATTTGCCTTTAGTGCTGAACCTTTGGAAATTAACTTTGACATTGTGAATCACTACCGATGAGTAACTTGCATCATCATCACCACTACCCGGAGTCCTCTTGATACTTACTTTCACGGTATTTCCTTTTGTAACAACCCCTTGTAATGGTATTGTTCCCATTAAAGTAACTTGCGTGTTAGATTTGTTACCTGCTATGCTGAATGTTCTCGACTGTTTTTGAGAAGTTTCGACACATTCCACTTCAACGGTTAGAACAGCAATAGAAGAGGCCGTTCCTCCCATAGTGTAAAGCGCATCAACGGAAACCATTTCGTCTGAAACATCATCCGGTACACGAACCTTGATTGACTGTGTGTGAGTCTGTCTGTCCGATACATCGGGGTCAACAAGTCCCGGTAAAACAAACCCTTCGTTGGTTGTAGTAGCCGTTGAAGAAGATGGCGTACTTAGAGCATCTAAGCCTTCAACTCCCCTTTGGGTATTCTTAGGAACCGGAGGCTTCTTCTGACCTAATAGTGTGAATCCACTACCTTCTGAACCCATGTCCTGTAAATCCATTCTTCCGGCTAAGTTGGAATGTGTTGATAGATTAAAGTTATTACCGGATATATTTTGGGAAAAAGAACCTTGGCTATTGAATCCGGTTGTTCCACCTTGATACAAAGGAGGGGTGTATGTAGTGCTACCAACTGCACCGCCAAAAGTACCACCACTGTAAGCACCTGTCGGTATATTTGGTGAAGGGTTTTGTGGCGCATCGAGAATAATATGCTTGTGACCGCTACCGCCTGTGCTTACCCCTCCCCTTGTTGCGTAAGGTGTGCTTTGTATGGCTTTTGTTGTGTTAGGATAAAGATACGACGCTAAACCGCCTGGGTCTTTGCTTTCATCTCTTTCTAATTTCAACTCGACACTTTCGACATCTCTTTGATTTACTTGCCACCTAATATCTTGAATAACCATAGGTTCGCTACTTAGACCTAATCCACTATCTGTCATTGTGACATTAGTAGCAGGTCGCCAACGCAAATCATCGACTATGTGTATTCTCGGTGCATACCAAAAGTTACGGGTATCGTATGCGCCTGTCATGTTGGAATACTGTCTGACACCTATTGGGAATAGACTATCTGCGCTTGTGGTCGCAAAGTTACTTATGCCGGACAATCCTATGTCGTGTGCATTGTGTAGGATTCCCGAACCCGTTGGGCTTCCACACCTTCTTCTCAACAACGCTCTAAGGTATTCACAATCAACGGATATTACAAACTTAGCACCACTCGGTTTACCACTACTCCAATATGATGAAGGTATGTCAATTTCATACAAACCACTATATTTTACATTTAGGCTTGTTGATGATGAACCCGCAACATCAAATTGGGGTGCATAACTTACTGTTGCACCACCAACGGGGGCAGTAAAGGGATTTGGTGCATTATTAAACTGACAATCACTGATATATATTGTAAACTCGGCATTGTCAATATCTGTTCCCGATTGACCGTCTTTCAACGCTATATACATACGCAAATTATCTCCGTAAGATTGGCTTGCTTTAGGGCAGTTAGCAGGTATGAAAACCATTTGAGCCGCATGGGAAATAGAGTTTGCACCCCACCAATGATACTGTTCATTGTAAGGAACACTGTCACCATCACCCGCGCCGTGTGGCAAGAATCCGTAACCGAATCTATCTCTCTTTAATGTGTCACCGTTTGCTGGCGCACTACTCAAATGTCCGTCAAGAGCATTTACCATTCCGGGAAATAGACTACCGGATTGTGGGCTAGACCACATATAATTGTAATACTGTGTTGGCGCAGGGGG